TCGAGAGCCAAAGCCAGAGACCGCCATTACAAGCTGAAATGGAAGCGTTGGCCAGATTGACTCAGCGCCCATTGCGGCGAGATGAGAGACGAAGATCGCAGTAAGCATGACAAGCCAGAACTTTCGCCTGTCTTGATCTCTGTTCATCGCAGAAGCGATTGATGCACCAGCCAGGGCAAGAAACAGGCCGCCGATGTATTCATACGGCGCGAATGATATTCCCAGTCCAGTCAGGATGAGCGTCAGCGGATCGCGGACAACAGACTCAGCATTCGCCGCGACGGTCTTTACGATCGTATCTTTCACGCGACCGACCTCACCGCCCGATAGATCGCCTCAGCCAGAGCCTGCTTGCGCTCATCAGCGCGGCGACAATCGGAGGGGTTGGATCCGAAATAGGGCTCGATAAGGATTGCTGGCGAACGGCCGAAAGAAAGCATCTCCCACCCGCGACCGCCCGTTCTGCGATTACGGACCTTCACGCCGGCATCGTGTAGCCCCATCACGCTGACCATCGCAGACTGAACGGCATCGGCCGCTTTCAGGGATACTTTGGAACCAGAAGAAAGCGTTGAGGTGTAGGATGCAGATGACTTGTGGAATGCATTGAAATGCATCGAGATAGACAGGTCACAGCCCCACGCATCGATGCGGCCGTAAAGTTCACGGATCGCGGAGGTGTATCTAAGATCCGGCCGGCGGTGAAAAATCTCGAACATTGTTGGATCGAGATCATGGATCCGATGCGCCAGATCTTTGTTCCACTCGTATTCCTGCACGCCATCGGTGACCCGCACCGCGCCGCCGTCTCTCGTGCTGTGTCCAATTTCGAGCGCCACGCGCATGCCAAATATCCCTGTCTTACTTGACAAGGAGATGTGGCCCGACGGTCAGTCTCGCGTGCTTACTTGATCTCTGTCATGTCGCGGATCTGGGATGTCAGGCTGGGCGCAACGCTCCAGCCAGCGTCTGTCCGATCTTTCCAGAACAGGTCCTTCGAGCCGTCAGCGCGACCCAAGAAGCGGCCGATATCAAGCGGCAACAAATAACGTGCATCTGCATCTGTGGACGCGGGCATATCTGGTTCCTGAGACCAGCCTGACAAGTCAGCGCTCGACCGCACCACACCGGCCGCAGAGACCGCAAGCCAGCGCCGTCCGCGTGCATCGTATGCAAGTCGGTGAGCCTCTTCCAGATCAGCGGCAATTGTCAGACCGGAAGCGGAAATCGTCACGATGCTGCCATCCGACAGAGCCGCAATAGCACCGTGCCGCGCGTGAAGATCGAAGACCAGAGACGAAGCGGAATGCTCCACCCATGTCGCACCATCGTCTTCCGAAATCGCAATGTCAGAGCCGGCAGCAATGATCAGGAGATCACCATTCCCGGCCAGGAAGTCAGCGGCGAACGGCGTCTCGCACAGTTGAGTTGCCGCGCCGTCGATGACAGCATGAATGCCCGTATCAGTCGCCGCCAGGTGTCGCCGCGCTGACAGATCCCGAGCAATGCAGCGAACCGATGTATCACCGGCGGCGATCACCTCTGCGCTTACGTTGTCGAAACACACACCAGAGCCGCCACTCAAAACGACATGACACGGAGATGTGCGCGCTTCTGAAGCGACGATCTCGACCCGCTGCCAGAAGCCCGAGCCATCAATCGTCACGGAATCAGAGCTGCCCTCTTCATTGACGATGACAGATGCGGGGTATGGCTGATTGAGGTAGTCGAGTGATCCTGAGCTGCTGTTTCCGTCCATACGGCACGTCCATGCAGTATCGCTGATCTGACGGTAGTCGATGTAGTTATAGGGAAGAATGAAGCCGGCCGGGATCTTCACGACAATACTCTGACCTTCGCGCTGTGCAGATGTGAGTGTGATCGTCTGTTCCGACTTCACAGATTTGTCAGACCACTCGATGATCTGGAGGATGTCTGCGGCATCTTCTCTGCTTCCCGGACCAGGGCTGGGCTGAATGTTCTCCGCGACACCGGACCAGATCGCGCCGTCCGCATCTCGCAACTCCAGAGAAATCCTCTCAACAAGAGAGCTGCTGTTGTAGGCGCCACTCACATACGCATTGAAGAATTCGACATGCGTAATGCCGGCGTTCGCACCGAATAGCTGCCACACAGAAATGTCACCGGAGCTGCGTTGCGAATAACCTACTCCGGCCTCTCGAGCAGGACGCAGCTGAACAGATCCAAAGCTGTAAATGCCGCCGCCAGAGACGCTTTCCGAAAGCTCGACCTTTACTTCTGCTCCAGATGGAGCATAGACGTCGGCATAGACTTTGAGCTTCGAGCCCTGGGGTCTGCTGAACGATATCTGCTGCGACAAGTTGAACTGATCGTCGCCGGTTACATACCACGCGCCGCCTCGCTGCTGCGGAGGTTGCGTTGCGTCAAGAGCAAACGGATCACCGGCATTTACCGTCCAATCTGCCAGATCGCCAGTTTCGAAATCTCCGTTTGCGATTGCAACGGGTGCGGTCACGAAACCGCGCAATGACAGAGTTTCCCAGCGCCGCATTGCTGAGGAATACGCGATCTCAGATCCCGCCGTGCGGACAAGGAACCCCTGCCCGTCGATTGCCGAAATCTGACGCGCTGCGCCAAAATTGCCTGGCGTGCGGATCCACTCCGCACCGCCGTCGGTCGAGCGAGACACGGCGCCATCATGAAGTGCGATGACATCTCCGAGGCTTGCTGAAGGGCGCTCTGCGGCGAGAGGATCGCCGGTGACAGGATCTGTATATTCCCCGTCAGTTGGGTTGTCTTCCGGCGGCGGTGCGCCATCCTCGATGCCTTCGGGATAGCCGGGCGTATCGGTGCCTGTGCCCGCGAAATACTCATACTTGTATTCTGCGGGGCTGCGCTCGCGCAGGGCCACTTTGACATTCAGCGTCGCAGGGTCGATGACCTTCGACTGGATCTCGAACAGCTTCGCATCGTATCCGTTCTCCGCACTTGTCCATGTCAGTGTGTCGAGCGGCAAAAGACCCAAAGCGGTCGGCGGCAGTGTCAGGGCGTGAGTGATCATGAGACGGTTATCTGTGACCAGCTCCTGCATCAGGCGCTGTGCCTGGCCGTATTGTGTGACAGTCGGCAGATTCAATTCGGCAACCAGTCGGCGGCCGTCATCGGCGTCGATCCATTCTTGCTTGTAGAATGCCGGCGCATCCTTCGCCGCCCAGTTCCCGAAAGGATCCGGGTGCGACGCGTGGATTGCATTGTATGTGTCGCGCAGGCCGCGGAAAGGTGCACGCTCCCTGTCATTGCTAACAATGATGCTTTCATCGTCGATGTGAGCGCGCGCGAACGGAGCCGGGCCCAGGCTGATATTCCAAAAACCGCCGCATTCAGCGACGCGGCCGCCGCAGGATTTCAGAAGATCCTCAATGACGGCAAGCGGCTCTGTTTCGAGCGTGAACTCGATACCAGCTTTGTATCTGACCTCGTTGCGCTGACCGCCGCCGGAGCTTGCTGTTTCATCGCAGATATTCATCGCTGCAACCCAGCGGTCCAACGGCAGATCTTCTGCATCGACACCGAGGCCGTAGACGGTTCCGTCCACAAGGCGCAGGCCACGCAGGATATTGTAGATCATGACGACCGGGTTTTGCGAGAACACGTGGGTTGTCGCATCACCCCAGGTCTGTGCGCCAGAGCCGCCAACAGTGCTGTCTTTGCGCGGATCATAGAGCGGCGCACCATCGAGCTCGAACAGCACCTCGGGGAATTGCTTGTAGTTCTCATCCCATTTGAAGGTCATGGCCGCATACGCGACGCCGGTCAGGATATGGTCTTCTGTCCAAGGGCGCTCATAGCCCGCGTAGGTTTCGAGCAGCATAGGATCCGCAGCAGTCTGAGTGCCATCGTGCCAGCGCATCCACGCCCGGTCCATATATCTGCTGCCGTTGGCGGTCTTGCCGTAAATGCCGTCCCCGTCGGCGCGCTGCGTTGTGAAACGGGTTCGCTCGCCATTGACTATGACCCATGCGACATCCGAAATAATGTAGTCAGACAGGGAGATGACGTAGGTCAAATACTTCACTTGATCCGAGCCGGAAATGCCGTGCGTCATCGGCGGGCACTCGTGGTGACCGGCGGTCGCATATCTGCCCAGGATGACTGTCTGCGGCTGTGTGCCGCCAGCCGTGGTTGTGGAGGTCGAGATGCCGCGCTGCTGTTGCTGCCCCTGCTTAGGGGCGAGTGCACCTGCGAGTGCGGAGAGACCGAACGATGCAGCCGTGCGCAGCAGGAAGCCACCGACAGCGGTGCCGGCGAATGCTGAGAAGCTCGCGCCGATCGCGGCGATCGATGCAGTAATCGGGTCTGCTTGAGCGGGGCTTGCGACAACGGCAGCAAGGACGGCCCACGGAATGATCTTGCGGAGCGTCATGCCGGGACCTCAAAAATTCTTGTTGCTGCTGTGAAAGGAAGTTGCGCGATGCCGCGGAGGGTTGTGACTGCGACGGTCGATCCGAGCACGATTCCGAGGCCCAGTGATCGGCCCTGCTGCACGACCGCGATATCCCCCTCAGTTGCTCGGAGGATGGGTATTTCAGTGTAGAGAGATGCGACCAGGGCGACTTGATCCTCGAAGCCGTCGGCACTCAGCAGAGCCAATCCCTCCTCGATCGTTGAGTAATTGCCGCGATATGCCACCGCGTGATCTGTCCCGGTCATGACCTCGACAGCGGATGCGGGCATCAGACTGCAATCGAAGAACCCCGGTTGGAACGGGGTTCTGGCATTGGCGGCGATGAAAGTGTGGAGGCGCTGGCGCCAGTCGGACAATCTGCTCATGTCCAGGAGATGTGGCCTGGCGGGGTTATTCGGTGGTCAGGCTCGGCTGGATTCCGTCGATTGCGGCAAGCGCTGTAGCTTGGTCAATGCCGCCTGCGTCATACGATGCCCGGACAGAAATCAAAGTGTAGAGCCCATCATAAAAAGCTCCCCAAACCTCGGCGCCTTCAACGATGAAGTCATTCGCCATAGTCCTGCTGGGCATAAATGCTTTCGCGCGGTCAGATAGCTGACTTTCGATCTCGGGGACTTGATCAAGTTTCGCGGCCATACCGAAAAGGAAAAGCATCTTTGCAGTCATCATCTGGCCCGCGAAGACTTCATCGAGCCAGATATTCAGTTCTGCTTCCTTTTTTGTGTAAGCGATTTCAACCGGATCAATCATGAGAAGAACTCCACCATCCCCAAATCTCCGTAAAGGTCGGATTCAGGGAATGTGAAACCGCCATCTTTGAAATAAATGACGGGTCCAACTTCAGAAAATTCAGACACATCTCTCGATGCATTGAACGAAATGTATGCTTTAGGCAGGTCTCTTCGGAAGCACAGGCCATAAGGCTCATTGTCAGCACGAAGCCTGACAAAGACATCTCGAGAATTACCCCCGGCATACTGCCAGATCGTAAATCTTGCTGTTCGAGCACCTTCAGGAATTGACACCATTCCCGTCGAACCGTCGAGCTCAAAAGCAGCGCCAGACTGATTTACAAGCTCGCAACCACGCAAAATAGTGACGTAGTTGTTGGAGGCGCAGTATGCGTCTGCAACGCGAACGATGTGTGCTGCTGCAAGCAAAATGCCGCCACCAGAGTCACCGCCAACAGGTTTGATCGGGTAATATTCCATAACAAGAAGATGTGGCCCGCCCGCCTTTACCGGCGGACAAAATACCCGGAGCTGTCTTCCTCGCCCCATTCCACGTCGATATTCGCACCGCCCAGGTCGGCGTAGCTGCGGCCCTTATCTGTTGCCAGGCGCAGGCGCTGAGATGCGCCGCTCTTCTTCATGGCAAGCGTCTTCGTGCCTGCGCGCGATGTCGAAACCACGGTCAGCTCAAGAGTGGATGTCGAGATGCCTGCTTCAGACTTTGCGCCATCGGAGATCTTCGGGTCCTCGACGGTGCCGCGGAATGCGCGCGCCAGACCGATGATCTCCCAAGTCTCTGGGTCATGCATCGCCAGATGGATTTCAACCGGTGCCAGGCGCAGGGAATACTGCTCGACTGCCGCGCGGACCTCAGGAGATAGCATGCTGAATTTCAGGCGCTGCTGCTGAACATTTGTTCCCGCTTCATAAGACAGATCATCCATTCCGATCAGGCCGCCAGCTGCGAGGTATGTGCGGGCCTCCCCAGCAACGTCGAAGGTTGCGTCATCGTCGCCCGTCCAGAATCCAGCCGTCTCTGGCGCGCCGGTCTCGCGGTTGCGAGCAGTGACCCAGACAAGCCAGCGGGGGATGACTGCGCCGGTAGAGAGTGCGAACTGCATTTCATTCGGGATCAGCATGCGGTCACCTCAACGTCTGGCGGAATGAGAAAGAGAACCCGGACGTTGCAGCCAAGCCGATCCGGCCGGCCTTGAATGATCCTGGCACGATGATCGCTTTGCATGCCGCGCCGATCAGCGTCACCGCAGCACCATCGAAGACACCGGGCCGGACGCGGGAAACCACGCCGACGATGAGTGTTCCGTCCGGGGCAGCCGCGCCGCCAACAGTGACTTGGTGGAGCGCTGTCTTTTCATCGGCGGCACCGTATTGGAATGACAGGTAGTCGCCTGCGGTGAGCACATAACCGGACGGTAGGCCAGCCAAGGAAACCGTATCGGCACCAGCGACAGGAGAAGACAGCGTCACCGATGCCGCACCAAGGATTGATCCCGCGGGATCAGCCTTGGGAAATTTCCTTTTCAGGTTCCCGATCATGAACGACGCACCGGCAGAACGCATCACCTGAGCCAGAGCCTGGGCGCGATCTTGATCAGCGTGCGTATCAGTCGCGATCGTGACAGACCCCTGCCAAAATCGAGGGCCATCCTCCGACACAAGCATCCGGCCCCCGCCATCTTCAGTCGCGCGCAGACTTTCAGACAGATCAAAGTCTTGCGAGTTAACGCGCAGCCCCTCTGTGAACTCATTGAGCTGAAGTGGGAAAATGAAACTCATCCGCGTGTCCTCGGGTCCGATGCGATTTGATTGAGACGGCCAGGCATCTGGCGGTCATATTGCTCGATGCCGCCTTGCGTGATCTGGACGGATTGGTTGCCGGCCTCACCCAGCCATTCTGCTTTCAGGCCGTCTGCGAGGGCGATTGCGAGTTGTCCGCCGGAACCGCCGTCGACAAGGCCTTGGGTGCGCTGCGCATCGAAAACGCGCGATCCGCGCGGCAGGTTCACCAGCTCGGGCCCGCGCTCTCCGACCATTGCCAAGCCACCAGGCGCGAACGGCGTGCCAGTCGCAAAGCCAGGCAGGCTTCCGAAGATCGCATTGCCAATCTGACCGAGCCAGTTCGATCCGCCGCCTGCATTCACGCCGCTTCCGAGGGTCCCGTTCCACAGGCCTTGGAAAGCCTTATTCGCGAGCATGTCAGCAAATCTGGAAAGCAGATTACTGACCGCCTCGCCCGCTGTGGCGGACTTCGTGACGATCGAGGAGAACGCTCCAGCGAAAGCGTCACGCATCTGCCCAACATTGGATTTTGTGGTGCGGATCTGCTCTTCGAGAGCCTTGATCGCATCGGATGCTTCTTTCGCACCGCCGGCCGCACCGCCGTCATTCGTGTCACCCAGGCTTGCAAGCGTCGTGTTCAGATCTGCCGCAGCGGTGTTCGCCGCTTTCGTGCGAGCTTCCGCACCACGAATGATGCTGCCGATCTTTGCGACCTGCTCGGAAAGTGTGGGGACGTCGAAGATTTTGGGAGCATCAAAGGTATCTGCGTTGAAACCCTTCCTGAAAGCCTCTGCCGCAGATCTTCCTGCGTCTGCCGCGCCGCCGGCGTAAGGGTTTTCAATGCGCCCGAGATCGAGGCCGTCAAGCAGTCCAATTTGTGACGATCCGCCGAACTTTTCAGGTAGCAACGCAATGGCGTAATTCACAGATTTGATTACAGCATTTGCCTTCCTGGTGACCGAGTTCAACATATACTCAATACCAGCGATTGTTGCATTAGCAGCAGCATATGCGACTGAACCCATGGCTCTTGGCAATGCCGCCCAGATTGCTTTTATCGCTTCAAAGGCGCCGCGATAGATGCCGATATAGCGATTGATGCCGGTAACAGCCCCGGCAACAACAGCATTCATCGCGCCCTTTGCCAGATCTACAAGAATGCTGAAAGCTCCGCCTACAGACCCAACTGCAGACGATAGTCTCGTGAACTGATAGACGGCTTCCCCTATTCCAACGACAAGCGCACCGATACCGGTTCGTATCAGAAGCCTCTTGAAACCCATAGTTGCTGCAGTCGCGATCGCCACAGCGCTGGCATAGACTCCGAAAGCCGCTGCAGCACCGATAACATATGAAGATATCCTGCCAGCGTTGCTCGCAATCGCATCGAAGACGACACGGATCGCGCCGCCCTCTTTCATTGCATCGCGGATGACTTCTGCCAGGCGCGTGAAAGCTGGAGCCATTTCCGCCATCAGCTCATTGCGCATTCCGACGAATGTGTTGCGCACACCGTCAACCGCAGCACCGGCTGCCGTCAGGTTGCCGATCATTTCCTGCGACATGACCAGACCAGCAGCCTCAGCGGCGTCGCCCAGGCGCTCCATCTCGATGCCGCCATTGCGAAGCAGAGGAATGAGTAGCGTGGCATCGGATGCCATTGCTTCCATGTAGAAAGTCATCTGCTGCTGATTTAGACCAGCTTTTTCGAGACTGGACACATAGAGCTGCAGAGCGTCGGGACCGGACAGGTCTTTGAACATATCAGCAGTCACACCGACTTTCGGCCCAATGTTCTCGAAAAAATCCTTCATGGGCCCGCCGCCGGTGGCCGCGAAATCACCAACGCGATCGTTTACATCTTTCAGGATGTCAGCAAGTTTTTCCTGATCAATGCCAACTTTGCGACTGGCTGCGCTCCAGCGCTGCAGATCACGAGGTGCCGCACCGGCCATTTGTGACAGGCGCTCGATCTCCCGGGCTGATTGAACAGCCGCAGCACCCATGGTGCCCAATGCGGCACCAGCCGCTGCCGCACCGACGGCGGCAACCTTCATATCCTGAGCCATGCGGAACATCGTCTGCCTGGCGCGCTTGACGCCCTGCTCGAACGATGCGGTGTTCAGTGAAAGCTTGGCAAAGAGGCCGCCGATCATCATGTCTTTTCGGCCTCCCTGGCCTTCTTCGCCATTTCGCGGATCCGGGCAAAGCCTTCAGCAATACTGACTTTTTCCGGCTTTTCATTGCCGAGGAGCTTTTCGAGCTTCGGCACTTTTTTGACGCGATGCAGAACCTCACCGAGCCATGCTTGTTGTGTCCTGGCGTCATCCTCGCGCTTAATCCTGGCACCCTCCCCTTTCAGTCGGCGCCAGTATTGGCGCGGGGTCATGAGCCAGAACTCAGCTTCCGAGACACCGACCGAGATCCCCGCCTCGATCATGGCATCCCAGTCCCACCCGCGGTTTACGTCGCCGCGGGTGTCGCGTTTCCCGGCTCACCATCGGACTTTTCGTCCTGCGGGAATGCCGCACTGATCGCCTTCGAGACCGCTTCCATTCCTTCGTCATAAGAGAGGATGTCGCCAGCCAAGGTCAGCGTTGCATTCGGGTGATTGCGCAAGAGAGCCTGATGCAGGATGTGACGCATATCTGAGAAGCGTCCCAGACCGTTGTCCATGCGAGCAGCGATAAGGGCCCAAGAGCAGTCAGTTGCATCTTCGACACCTGCGATTGCGTTCATGTCGATTACGATCGTGTATTCGACACCCTCGATCACGACAGAGGCTTCACCCCGGATACGGTTCCCTTTGGCCACTACACGGACTCCCATTCACCGCCGACGCGCAGCGTCAGGGCAGCAGTCATCTTGTCATCCATGGGGATGTTGCGCTGGTAGCCTTTGACAACAACATCGAAGTCTTCAGCAATGCCGCCATTCTCGACGAGGCGCAGCACGGCATTGGATCCGAGAGCGGCACGCAGGGCGACGTCCAGAGCAGAACCGGGAAGGTGCTGGAAAGAGATGGTCACCTCGCCGTTGTCACCGAGGCCAGCGATGAATTCGCGCTTGCGGCCGGGAGACTGGAAGTGGGTCACGTCGACGTCATCAAAGGTCGGGTTCGGAAATTCGATGCCTTCCATGCGATCAACAGGAATGAATGTGGTGCCGCTGTCGACCGAAATCGCGGCTGTGGATCCGTGGCCGATATCCGGCTGTTCTGCAGGCATTTAAGCTCTCCTGGTTGGACTATTCGTTATCCAGGAGATGTGGCCCGCAGTCGGACTTCGCGCGTGAAGTCTCAGGTCAAAGACGCCAGTGGATCTCGAAGTCTTGAGAGATGCGGAATGGTCGCTTTGTGTCGCCGGTTTCGCGGCCGTCGCGCTCTGCTCGGAAGAAAATCATCATGATATTTCCGGCCCTGTATCCGTCGATATGATTCAGAATTTCCTGAGCTATGCCTTCTGCTTCAGCATAACGCTCAGCATAAACATCGATCTGGACGCGAGACACGAACATGCCGTCAGGCCCTTCAAAAGTGTGACCACCATTTCTCGAAACAGTCTGCAGAACGACGCCGGGATACGGTGCGCCCTGTTTGCGTGAGACCCAATCAACTGGTGCTGTGATGGCCGTAGAGATCAGGGCCCTGAGTTCTTGCTTCATCTCAATTTCCTTTTCGGGCTGCGCGGGCGGCGGCCTTCGCATTCAGTCTCAGGCGGCGCTGTATATTCAGCCACAGAAGATCTTTGAGACGATCCATCAGCCGGGCTTTGTGTGCGTCCCAGGCTGGGCGCATAAATGGCTGTGCGGCGTGATGCTCTGTTCCAAATTCTTGCAAGTGCGCGTGAAATGCATTCTTTCCAGGTCCGACAAACACATCAATTGTCCCCTTCGACTTTGCGAGCCTGCGCCTGTGCTGTGGATCAAGGCTCGAGCTGACAGCAATCTGCTCATAAAGATGGGGACCATCATCACGAGTGTTGTCGATCGGCGCGAGATCCTTGGCTTCCTCTGCAATCGGATTGCCGAGTTGCTTGAGAGTGCGACGCACAACCTGCTTTCCCTGGCTATTTCCAAGATCCTTCAGTGCATGATCGAGGTCTTTGAAACCATCGACTTTGAAGCTGACGCCATCCCTCGCCATCAGGTGACCTCCGCCGCAGCAGTGATCTCAAGACCTTCCCGGCGGCCGATCGGCTTGACGCCATGGATGTTGAGTTCAAGGCCATCGAACAGGACACGGTCCTTGGGCCCGAGGTCCGCAACTGTCGAAGAAAACCGGATCTCGAAGCGATACACGATCGTTGCGAGAGTCTGGCCAGCCGCGATCTTTTCGGAATCGCGCACTGGCGTAGCAGATGACCACACGGTCGCAATATCAGACCAGGAGATTTCCCCGTCAGATGAAAAGCCATCATCGGTGGCAGTTGCACGCTGGAGCGTGATGCGTCGATCGTATTTACCGGCGGTCATCAGAAGAAGCTTTCTGCCGGGCGGTTGAAGCGCAGGAGCTCATTGATCGCGAAGGGTATATTCTTCAGCGCCTTATCGGAGGCCGCCTCGCGGTTCTCATACCACAGGCCGACCAAGAGCCGGGCAGCATGACGCTGCGTCTCATTCACCGGCGACACGATAGCCGGCTCTCCATCTACCGGAGCCGGAGTCACCATCCCCTGGATATATTCCTGAGCGACGGCGACGAGGCTCGCAATGTATGTGTCATCGTCAGCGTGGTCGACGCGCAGTTGCGCCTTTGCTTCGTCGAGCGTCAGCATATCAGCCAGCCTTGTTTTCGGGTGCGGATTTCAGGGCCTTGCGGCGTGGAGCGAGTTTCTTGGAATTCTGTTCACTCGACAGCAAACCCTCCTGCTCGGCGGCAATGGCAACGGAACCAGTCACTTCATCGCCCGCACTGAAACGGCGCGGGTAAATCTCACCGTCCGGGACGGCGAAAAAATCGTTCTTGAGCTTGGGCATTGGATTCTCCCTGGAATGAAAAGGGCGGCCGAAGCCGCCCTCTCATGGATTACTCGGCGGCGATGTCCGGGGCTGATACAGCAGCGGGCATGTAACGAGGTGCCTGAAGGACCCATGCTGCGGACACCACAGCATCAGCAGCGCCGGTCGCAACAACGCGGACATACCGCTTGTAGCCGACATATCCGACAGAGCCGGTTGCGTCGGATGCTTCGATGGAGCCGATCAGCTCATCAGCAGCGACAGCGGTGAAATCAGCACCTGCCTTGGTGTCGCTTTCCTGGACCTCAAAGGTGACGCCAGCAGTGCCGGCACCGGTGACCAGGACGGCCTGGCCATAGTCGGCCGTATCGACAATGTTGCCTGCCAGCGGATTTTCATCCGCCAGCGTTGCTACGATGCCTTGTGCGACCGTGGTCGCGGAGCGAATGTCAGTCATACGCATATTCTTATTCCTTCCTTTTCAGGCCTCAGGCAGAGGCCTTGATGAACTTGACCGCATCGAAATCCGTGGCCCCGCCGCCCACACGCTTGGTGCAGTAGAACAGGACATTCGGCTTCGCCGAGAACGGGTCGCGCAGAACTGTGACCGACTTGCCATCGACGATGGTATAAGCGGAGGCGATGTCACCAACGGCAAGCGACAGAGAACCGGCGGCAAGCGCAGGCATGTCGTCAGCGATGGAGATCGGGCGACCCTGAATCGTGCGGGTGACGTTGCCGTCGCCGTTCAGGATCTCACGCAGCATGAAGTTGCCGTCGCCATCCTTCAGGATCGCAACACGGGCAGCCGTGCTGTTCTTCATCAGCCATGTCGCGTTGGCTTGGTATGCACCCTGGAGGTCGTAGAACGCCTTCACGAGAACATCACCGTCGATGTCGCCATTCGCGCCGGTCTTGCGGAACTGAAACTTCTCAGCGCCGCGCTCATCGTCGTCTTCGGCAGTCATCGCGTAGGTCAGCAGGCCCTTGGGCTTGTTGACACCATTGCCGTTCAGGAATGCACCCTCTTCAGCGCGGATGAACCGGTTGGTGACCTTGTTGACAAGGAAAGGCTCCAGATCAAAACTGGCGTTGTTCAGAAGGAACTGGGAGACCTTCGGCATTGCGGACAGCTCGTGAGTGGAAATCGAAATCCGATTGATCGTCGGCGCGCCGGTTTCATTGCGCGTCTGCGTCTCGCCTGCCCACTCGTATCCGGTGTCGCCACGCTCGACGAGAATGTCGTAGGAGCCGCCATCGAAGGTAACCACCGATGCCAGCTCGCGGATTGCAGAGCTACGGCGCAGACGGGTCTGGATGCCTTCGCGCATTGCAGAGTGGATCAGCACGCCGCCATCGGTCTGGCTGTTGCTTGCCATGGCCTTCAGCTCGTCGGGCTCAGCGCCTTTGCGCAAGTAAGCATCGACCATCTGGGCGTGCTTGTCTTCCTTTTCGGCATTTCCTGCCACGCCAGGACGATTGGCTGCGGTTTCGATTTTGTCGAGACGCTCGGCCATTGCCTTCTGCTCGGCATCGAACTTGGTCGCCAGATCTGCTTCGGCCTTCGCCAGGCGATCCTTGTCGATCACATCTGCAGACTTGCCCTTAAGTGCTTCGACGTCAGCGCGAAGGTCGTGAACCGCCTTCGTTGCATCGGTGACTGCTTGCTTGGTTTCGGAGTCCATTGTTTGCTCGTTCCTCTTTTGGATTATTTGTTCGACCAAGATTTCAGCATCTCGATCATCTCACGCTCACTGTCATTTCCAGCGCCAGGCATAGACTTGACCGCGTCGAAGCCGCCATTGAGCAAAGCCCTGGCAACTCCCCGAGAAAGCCCAGCGTCACGCGTGAGTTTTTCCTCGAAATCTTTCTTCTCCATGGTCGCGGCCTTCACCGCGTCAACATTGGAGAGTTCGTTCATGGGGAAGGTCACAACAGACACTTCCATCAGATCCAGTTCATGAAGCAGGCGAGAGTTGTCGCGCCATTCATCCTTTACAGTGCGGTATCCGATCGAGAGGCCAGAGATCGCGTCCATCTTCAGGAGGGTGTGGATCTCGTTTCCGCGCGGCGTGTCGGCGAGCTCACCTTCGAGATGGAGTCCGTTTTCGTCCTCGTAGGCCTTCGTCCATTTTCCGATGACCTTGTTTGAGTCATGCTGGAAGAGCATTCTGACCTTGCGTCCGGATGCGATAGATTTTGCAAAAGCGCCAGGCATCACGACGTCGCCACCAAGATCGCGGCTGCCAAACACAGAGCCATAGCCAGAGATCTTGCGACCCTCGCCCGCTGCCTTCACCTCAAAATCGAAGAACCGTTTTTCCATATCACCGTATTCTCATTTGTCTTGAGAAGGAGATGTGGCCTCGGATGCAGGTTCGCGCACTCCCATCGCTCCTTGAGGAACTTTGTTTGCCCAATCTTCTTCGATGGGGTTCAGGCCCTGCTCGCCGCGAACCTCATTGACCGTCATCCAACCGGGCTGACCGCCTGCTCCGAGCGCCTTCGTCCATCCTTCGTGCTGGTCTTTGTGATCGCCGCGAAGCAGGGACCTTTCGTCGAAATCGAAGTAGAGATCCTCTGCATGGTTCAGGATGTCGCGCGACAGGACTTCCTCATAGCGAACCACCCATGGCATCAGCGTATTTTTGACGTGAGACAGGAACATCTGCTCCGCACTTGCGAAGGTTGCTGCTTTGTCGCTCTGCATCAGCATGATCGGCTGAATGAGATATGCGCGAGCAACTTCCTCGATCTGGAAACGCCTTGTCTCCAGGAGCTGGCTGTCAACCGATGTCATCGCCATCGGCTGGAACTTTGCAGCCTGATCAAGGATTGCTGTGCCGCCAGGGCCACCAGGGCCAAACAAAGCAGACCATGTCTTCCGGAGCCTTTCACGGGTTTCCGGCTTAAGCTCGCCTTCCATAGAAAGGATGCCGGAAGGCTTTGCGCCATTGCCAATGAACTTTGCCTGCTGCTTTTCCAGAGTCATCGCGAGGCCGATAGCTTCCCTGGCCATCTTGACCGCAGGCATTGCTTCGTAACCGTTGAGAGATGGGCCGCGCAGAACCAGAACCTGGCCTTCGCTGAACACTTCCTGCGTCCCGTCGATGTATGTAACGCGATATGCCAGAGAGTAATCCGACTGCTGCTCGACAGTCCAAGCATTGAACGGAACTGGGATCAGCTCTTTGACTTCATCGCGGACAATGTTTTTTACTGCCAGAGCGCCTTTCCCAAGCGCAGCCTGCATGATCATCCACTCATGAAATTCGAATGCGGTCATCCACGCGTTAGGACGCTTGGCGATGAGCTTGTGACCCCAGTGCTTGCGTTCTACTGTCCTGCGGCGCAGGCCGTCTGTGCCGTAGGTGTCGCGCTTCAACTCGATCGGCATGGAAGCAATTCCGTTCGCGATCACGCGGACCGCGCAGAAAACGGCAGGCACCTGCAGCGCTGTCTTCTCACTGACATTCTCACTCGACGCAGTTTCGTAGCCAAGTGCACCGGACGCCTCGCGGACGCCCTGCTCCAGAGAGACAGATGTCGACTTTCGAAAGACAGACAGGGGATTAAATTTCATAGGACCAGCAGCTCTTCTTCTTCCAGGTAACTGGAAGATGTGGCCCCGACGGCATCACCGTCGCCGATAAGCCCCGCCGCCATCGTCAAGGAAACCATTCCGTCAATCCGACCGGTGCTCTTGTGCTTCGCTGGCTTCCGATTGCCGGCGGGATCCATCAGCAACCGCGTGTTGTTCATGCACATCGTCAGCAGCGGGTGGTTTCCGTGCTGCAGCTTGTTCTCAAGTATTGCCGCTTCCAGCGTCCGAATCGCCGGGGACATGCTGACAAAGCCCTGGCCGAACGGAACGAAGATCGCGTCGTCGCCCTCAATCTGGTCCTCGGTGAAACCCACAGCGTATAGATGCGTCTTGAAGTGCCGGAAATTGTATCGGTCAAAAGCGATCTTCTTGATGTTGTATCGCTCGACGGCTTCCCAGACACGCTCGGCGACATAGGCGTAATCGACCGTGCGGCCTGGCGTGGCTTCCAGATATCCGTCTTCTTCCCAACGATCATACGGGACGGCGTCGGAAACGCTCTTTTCTGCGAGTCCTTCCGCCGGGAGCCAGAACGTCGGATGCGAATTCCACTTTTTCGCCTCATCGATACCAACCAAGACGAGCGCCGTCAGATCGCGCGTCTCAGAAAGGTCGAGCCCACCAAAGACAGACAAACACTCCTTGAGAGGCGTCGGAGTTGCACCGCCCTCCCCCCAGATCGCCCTTTCGACAAAAGGCTCATCAGCGCTCACCCGCTGGTTCAGCATCAAGTTTCGGAACGCTGCCTGCTTTGATGGCATCCGCGATGCTTCCAGGGCTTGCTGGATCATGTAAGTCTGGTTCTGCCAGACATCCCATGCCGGGTTCGCCTCTGCCAGGGCTTCAGCCGAAAACGGGTTCGGATGATCGAGAGGGAGGCCATCGACGCGGCAGACGATCGAAGGATCCTCAGATGTGAGAGCGCCGTCGATTTCCTTCGACAGCCACGCGCCATCGTTCGGAGCCTGGGTCGAGATTGCCACGATCAGCGGATCATCCTGAGCGGCGGAACCGGACACCAGGGCCTCGATCAGATCATTGGTCTCTTTGCGCTCCTGCCCCATCTCATCGAGGATCACGAGGCGCGGGGATAGGCCGTGCGCCGTCTTGCCGTCCTTGGACATGGCGCGATACTTCGAAGTCAACGCCGGGATGATGATCTCTTTTGTGCTGTCCTTGATTTGCGCATGGGTGCGCAATGTCGGGCTCATCCGGATCATCCGGGATAGGAGCTTGAACAGGATCGCAGCCTGCTCGCGCGCCATCGCACCGGAATAGACTTCCGTGCCATGCTGCGCCTCGGGACCAAGCAGAGCCAAGAGCGCGATCATCGCCGCCTCGACGGACTTCGCATTCTTCCTGGGGCGAGAGATCAGGGCCTTCGACACCGGACCGCGCGGGTCATCCGGGTCGCGATAGATCAGATTGAAATCCTCGCACATGAAGTCAGCGACAATCAGGGGCTTGCCCATATCTTTGCCGTCCGGAACAACGCAGTGCTTTTCAATCCATTCGATGTTGCGTGCAGCTCGCGCAGAAATCTCTCCGCTGTTGTGCAGCCAATCGTGACGGCGCAGTTTCTCATGCGCGCTCATGGACACCTCAGGACTCCCAGGGCTTCTTCGCCCCACCGCCGCCGTCACCTGGCGTCCGAGAAGCCTTGTGGTTTGTGAGTGCCTGATTGGTGATGCGGAGCTTCGTCGCACATGACACAGCGGCACGGCTCTCGCGTTCACGCATCTTGTAGAGCTTGTCGAGACCGCCGATCATTTCGCCGACGCTCAGCCCCAGCTCCTTCAAGTCCTCGACCATCTGGTCGATTTCCCTTTCAGCGATTGTGTGTCGGCAGTAGCTCTCGAGTGCGCCGTGTGTCTCACGCGGAAACCAATCGGCCGGGCACGCATCAACCACGGCGCGCCATTCGGCAGACTGCTCATTGTTCAAGTGAGATGGCGGCTCCGGGCGATCAGGCGTCGAGGATGCAATGCGAACGACATTTTCTGCCTCCGCGCTTTGTCTTCCGCTCTTTCCTGCCTTACCTGCCATGTAGCCTTACCAAAAAAACTTTTTTTCTTCCCATTTTCGAAAAGAAGTGACCCCCCGCCGGTCCCTATTTGAAGGGCTCCAGAGATTGACCCACCCCCTCCCCGAAAAGACGGTGTGGCGGCGTGGTTATGAAGGAGATGTGGCCTTTGCCGCCAGCTCGCGCGTCTATTCGATCGGCCAGCCGTCGAGACCGAAGCGCGGCTTGGTTTTTCCGCCGTTGCCTTCTGCGGCCGTCTTGACCGCATGGCATGGGTTGCAGATAGACTGCAGGTTGCTGGGATCGTCTGTCCCGCCTTGCGCTTTGTTGATGATGTGGTCGACGGCATCGGCTTGGGTGGTGCGTCCGAGTTTCAGGCATGGCTGGCAGAGACCCATGTCGCGAGCAAGGATACGCTTGCGAAGGCGACGCCACGGCGCGCCATACTCACGGCTCGATGCACTGCCGCGACGGTCTTTCCATTGTCCTGATCCTTTGTTCGTCATGCAGAGGAGGTGTGGCCTCGCCTCACACCTCGGCGGCTACATCCCTGCCTGGCGCACATATCCACCATCCATCCAGCAGTAGGCGCATTGCCTGCCTGGCTGGCACCGTGCACTCCAGCCGGGCACGCGGAGCCCAGACGATCTCGTTGCCGTCATCGTCGTGTGTGGGTGGTGGGTCGAGACGGTAGAGGTGCATCATTGAAATCCCTGCGTCTTGCGAAAAAACTCGAGGCGGGCGTGGGCGGACATGGCGGCGATACAGTCCTGGACACGCAGAGCAAGGCTCGCACGTATTAGCGCCTGCTGATCGGGTGACGCATCACCAAAGCGCCCGGGCGCCCACTTTCCACCCTCGACCTGAGGCCAGATGTGGACAGGTCCGATGTCGCCGGCGAAGCCAACGCCACGGTAGCGCACCCCAATGAGATCTCCATTGGGCGCTTCAATCGGCTCAACCTCAGCCGGATCAATCTCGATGTTCATTCCACACCGCCCGTCCGGATCAGTCCGGATGTGTCAGTCCATTCGTCGTGAGGATCGTCATGAGGGTGCATCAGTCCTGCCCTCTATCACGACGCAGATACTCGAACACCGCCGCACCCCCGATCCGCGACCCATCCTCGAACTGGATGTAGGCGTCGTCATTCTCACCATGGCCACAGCACGCATTCATCGCGCCGGGGATAGTCCCGAGGCACGCGTCGTGGCCCTCGGGGGTGTTGGACTGGCCACAGTGGCCGCACGTCGCGAACCGTTCGCTCTGCGCAGTGGGCTCGCCGGTGTCCGGGAAGATGAATTCGCCGTTGCGTCGGCAGATCTCGTAGCCGCGGTATTTCGATGTTTTGT